GACTCCATACCTACGTTAAGTCTATGGTATTTCTTGTAAGCATTTAGAACTGAATCTACCTTTTTATTATTGTAATCATCTACAGCTTGTTCATAAGATAGACGCATCATCATATAAAGATTGTTTGATTTACTCATTATATTACCTCTCTTTGTTTCTTTATGTAATTTACTTTGTTACGCATAGTAGACATTATACATAAAATCAATTAAGATACAAACATACATATTAAGGAGAAGTATATGGCTAAATCAGAAAAAGATATATCTAATAATGTGTCTGATGTTATAGATGAGATTATTAGTATAACCAACCCATCTAAGGAAGACTTAGAGAAACAAATAGAACAAGATAAGATCAACTATCTTGTATGGCAATGTGGTGTTGCTATCAAGGAACTACAAGAAGCAGTTGATGAATTAACTAAATCAAGTAAGGAGGCATCATGAGTGATGTAAAGTTACCAGATATGCTGGAGGATTATCCTCATAAAAAGATTGGAGATGCTTTTTACTTTCCAAACCTGGATAACCAAACTTACCATAATGGACCTGGAATATCCTCGTCTAACATACGAAGATTCAGTCAGAGTCAGCTTCATGCTTTTGAAGAAGTAATAGAGCCAACAACTGCTATGAACTTTGGATCTGCTGCTCACTCCCTTATTGTTGAGGGAGAGGGTGCTTTCTTTACAGATGTTGTGACTATATCCGGATCTCCATACACCAATGCAAACAAAGCTTTAAAGAAAGAAAGTCTTGATAAAGGTTTGATTGTTATTAATGAAAAGGACAAAGATACCATTTATAGCATGAATAACAGCTTGGTAACGGAGGCGAGAGCTTATCTAAATCCAGATAAAGACTATCCCCAGGTTTTTGATTCACCCTACGAAGTGTCTATTTACTGGTACGAACAAGGATTGCTATGTAAAACCAGAGCAGACGTAGTGTTAAATCCATTACAGATGCCACACGGAGAAAACTCTATTGTTCTTGTAGACTACAAAACTACTAGCGATTGTTCTATTAGAGGATTTACTAATTCTGTCAGACGTTATTCTTACGACCTTCAAGCAGCTTGGTATAAACGTGGTTTTGAACAAGCAGGTTTTAAGGTTCATGACTTTGTTTTTGTAGCACAGGAAAAGAAAATACCTTATGCTAACAAAGTATTCAAAATGAACCATTCCGATATGGAAATAGGTTGGAACTTTCTTAGTGATCATTTAGAAGAATACAACAATGTTTTAAACGGTAAACCAGCTACTATTTACAATAGTCCTAATGTTGTAGATATAGACACTGGTAATTTTTATAGAGAGGAATAACACAATGATAAAGAAGTTTTTTATCAAACTAGATAGATTTATTTATAAACACTGGAGCAGAACTGCCAGATCTATAATGCGTCTTTTTGGCATAAAGATTGAGCAAGACATAGACTGGTTGAATATGCACAACAATATGATGGAGGATAGAAAAGATGTTTCCAGAGATAGATAACGTAAACCACCCGGCACATTATAATGCAGGTGGCGTGGAGTGTATTGAGGCAATTAAGTCTGCACTTACAAGAGAAGAGTTCCATGGATATTTAAAGGCCAACGCCATAAAATATATTTGGAGAGAAAATTACAAAGGTAAAAACATTGAGGATCTACAGAAAGCAGTCTGGTATCTCAATCGCTGTATTAAGGAATTGGAGGAGATGTGATAGATCTAAATTTGCTCATTGGGCTTACAGTGTGTCTCCTTATAGCATACGCTTTCTCCCAACAAGAACCATAAGAAAAGGGGCATAAAGCCCCTTCTTTTTTGTGCCTACCTTAGAAAGGTGGGACAGCTTCTTTTGGTGGACTCATGTCAGCATCAGCTTCTGGTAAATATAATCTGATCTTAGTCTTCTTAGTATTAACCACACCATTGTCGCCTTGAAACTGATCATCAATCTGCTCAGTCTTAAGAACAAGTCTTTTACCAACAAAGTCTGTATGACTTTCAGGATACTTCTTAAAGCCAACAGCTTTCGTAAGCCTGGTGAATATCTCCGTGCTTATTCTTTTGTTGTCTTCATTAGTAGCCCATAGGTTATACCATTCATTGTGGTCTTTGTATTTACCACCGTCTAGTTGAAATGTTACTTTCAACGTCCAGTTACCAGCATTAGATTTATATTTATCTGTAGCAATAACTTGTGCGTTATGCTCTCCATCTGGTGCAAGAGGTGTGCTGTTAGATGACAGCTCCTCTATGTTATCAAAAAATTCAACATCTCCGAAATCAGACATTTGCTTCTCCTGTATTATTATTAGTTAATGTAAACCCTAACTTTTCAATCAAGGCACTTATATTAGGTTTCTCAAAGTTATCAAGTTTACCACTTCGGTCTTTAGCTTTGTAGCCCTGTCCGTATGCGGTTTGCAACCACCTAGTTTGCACATTCTTACCATCCTCATCTTGATCTTCAATGATGCGTAAAGCAAGAACTTCGTCAAAGAAATACGTTATTGATTCGCCTAACTTAGTCCCCACCATCTTAGGTGCGTGTCTAAGAACACCATCATCATTAACCACATCTTCTTTACATAAAAATAATACGTGCATATGTAGATCTCTAAAAGCACGCATTAAATTAGTAACGGATTCCTGGACATTACCATATGCCATACGTGGATCTTTGCTACGAGACTTCTCCCATACCAACAAGATCTCACTTATCTCGGATACTGAATCCAAGACAACTGTGTCATATTGTAGTTGACCAGACTTAAGAGCATTGTGAAGTTCCATAACTTCAGAAGCTTCTTTAACTTCTATGGCATCCACATTTGCAGCATCTGTTATAGATAGCAATCCAGCTTCAGCACTTATAACAAGAACCTTACCTGGAGCAGTTTTAGCCAGAGTTGTTTTACCCGCTCCGGCCATTCCATATACCAAGATTTTTGCACCTTGNTCCTGGACCAGCTTTTGCGGAGATACAATTCTATTTGATAATTCCATTTCTCAATCTCCTTTTAAATTAAAATTAACTTGCATATTATATACTAGATAGATACAATATGTAAAACTTATTTTTACAATATGTTGACAAGGAGAAGTAATGGACAATATAGATAAAGAAACCCACACCTGGCAAGCCAATTATTATTTTAGGACAAAAACATTAGCAACAAGAAAACTAAAGGAATTTGAAACCATGGGAATAAAACCAAATCATACTGATAGAAAGGTTAAGAAGTATACCCTTAGAGATTACATTGAGTTCTTAGGACAGAAGGAAGCTGCAAAACAGTTTGGATGTTCTGAGGCTTCTTGCAAGTCTTGGAGGTATGGGTATCGACAACCTACAATAAACCAAGCAAAGCAAATCATACGAGCAACTGATGGTAGATTAGATTATGAGTCTATTTATGGACCTATAGCTGAAATACTAGAAACAGAAGCTTAATGTGTTTGAGCTAAATATAACTGAGGAGAACTCTTCCTTAGAGCAAGCACTCGCCTATTATGATGAAGGCTACAATGTTGTGCCCTTGCAAAGGTCAAACAAAAAGCCACCATCTTTTCTTGGTAGTTGGGAACAATATAAAGAAACGCGACCACAAAGAGAGTTAGTAGAATCCTGGTTCAAAGGTAGGGATAATCTAGTCGTTGCACTGGTTTGTGGTAAGTTTGTCGTTGTAGATGCAGATTCACCAGAGGCTATGGATTGGGTTGAGAAGAACTTACCAGCTTGTCCTTACAAAGTTATTACAGGTAAGGGTATGCATTATTACTATAACAACCCAGAGAACTATACAACTTTTGCTACAAGAAGAACTGCTGAAACGCCAATAGAACGCTTGATAGACATACGAGGTGTTGGCGGATTAATAATAGCACCTTACAACAGACACGCTAATGGTCAAGTATATAAACCTGTAACCTTTCCAGATTGGAAGATCTATGACCATAGTGATTTACCAGACTTTACAGAGGTTGAGTTTCAAAAGATAACTGGTGTTCCAAAGACTGATACAGGAGTTCAAACTGCACCATTCTCACTAGATGGTGTATTAGAAGGATCCAGGAACGATCAAGCTGCACGTATTGCAGGGTATCTTATATCTAAGAATGTAAACTTAGAGTTTGTTAGGATCTTCCTTCAAAACTGGAATACCAACAATAACCCACCTTTACCACAAACAGAGATAGATGGCGTAGTAGAGAGCGTCAAAAACACACACGATAGAAAAAACCAGTTAGCACCATTATTTACCCAAGTTACAGAAACCATACAAAAACCAAAAGATCTATTCAATCCTCCAGGCCTGCTTAAAGATATGTTTAAGTTTTGTGAAGAGATAGCACAAGTTCCACAGCCAGAACTATCACTGGTAGGTGCATTAGCCCTAGCTAGTGTTACCTGTGGACGTATCTATAGAACCAATATGAATAACTTTTCTTCTATGTATTTCATGGGTATCGCTAAGTCAGGCCAAGGTAAAGAGAATATAAAAACATTTGTAGAGTCAGTATTAAACGCATCAGATCATGAAAAGCTTGTTGTAGGTGATGGTTATACATCAAGTGGTGCTGTTCACTCGGTATTAAAGATGCGTCCAACACAGATAACCATCATGGATGAATTTGGTAAAAGATTAGAGGCTATAAGCAATTCAGGTAATACCAATAAAGAAGATGGTATACAAACACTTATGGAAGCCTGGGGTCGTTGTCATGGCACATTGAGACCTGATAACTACTCATTAATGAATGTTCAAGAACAATATAAAGAAATGATGATGAGCCGTGTTACCCATAAACCAGCTATAACATTGGTTGGCTTATCAGTTCCTAAAAACTTTTATAGTGCGTTAAATGGTGGCAGGATTGCAGACGGGTTCCTAAACCGCTTTGTAGTCGTTGAATCAACTGAGCCAAGGAGAGTGGGTGAACTCAAGAGATTCAAATCGCCACCAACCTCTATAGTCAACTGGGTCAACTATATAAGAAGACCCAGAGGAACTATGAGTGATTTATCTAGGGATAATGCAGAGATGGATCTAGATCAGATTGTATTAGACTTTGATAGGGAGTCTGAAGAAATACTACAAGACTTTGCAAGAGAGATAATCAAAAGACAGGATATATTAGAAAAAGATAACCTAGAGCCTCTTCTAAGCCGTTCTAAGGAGAAAGCTATGCGTCTGTCGTTGTTATGCACTCTTGCTTCTAATGCTGACGCTAAGACCATTACAGGAGACGTTACAAGGTGGGCTGTAGACTTTATTAGATATTATGACCTGTTATTCATAGAAGCTTGTAGAGATAAGGTAGCCAGTAGTGCAACTGAATCTAAGATCAAACAAGTATTATCCTTTATTAGATCTAGGAATGGCGAGGGTATATCCAAACGTGAAGTAGATAGACACGAACTATTCCGTAGTATGAAGTCTTATGAAGTCAAAGAAATTATTGAAAGGCTTAAGAATGCAGGTGAGATACAAGAGGTTGAGATAAAAATAGGTGGTAAAGGAAGACCTGCTAAACGCTTTGTAGCTGTAGATCCAAACTTCTTTGCTGATTAAAGTATAGGTCTGCCTGCTACCTGCTCTGCGAAATCTAATCTTTCAGGAGACAAAGGATCTGTCGGTGCTTGTGGCGTTTGAACCGGTGCTATTTGTGGTAAGCCTGGTTGTGTAATAAGTGGTGCTAATACTCTTTCTCTTAGTTCCTGGAATGTTGACGCACCCTCTTCTGTTGCACCAGATATATCATCATCTGTAATACCAATTGCTGTTGCACCAGCACCTAATCCAGAATCTATTAAGTCAACCGCACTAGTAGCTATTGGTACTATTTCACCGTCTACAAACCTAAATCCTGCTTGTCTTAAAGCTGTATTGAATATTTTTAAAGCTTTTGAAATTGACCCTTGATCACTCTTAGACATAAGACTAACAAAGGTTCTGTTAGTGAACAAAGCTCTTACAATAGCTAAACTAGTTAATATAGGTAAGGTAGATAAAGGATTAAATACAACACTAGCTGCAATTCCTGCGGCAACAAGACCACCAGCTCCACCACTTCTCCCAACTTCACCGATAGTTAATACGTCTATTTCTTTTTGGAAATTACGTAAACCTTTTGCTATATCTCTGCCAAACATAGCTTCTAGTGTTTCATCACCGTATGAGTCTAGTGCAGTCTTAAGGTTTTGATGTTTAAATAAATCAGTAATCTTACCTTTACCATTAAAGTCTATAGACTTAGATAAAAGCTTTTGCATACTAGCTTGTTGTATATTGTTGAATACATCAGGACTAACTGTAGCTTTTAATCTTTCAATGTTACCTGCTGAACCAGGTCTAAAGATACTATTGACTGTTTCTTCTATGCCTCTTTCGGGTAATTGAGATATAGCTCTATTTGCTTCAAACTTAGCTCTTGCATCAGATGCTTCAGCTAATTCTTTCAATCCTCTAATAAAGGCTTGCCCTTGTTGGTTTGCATTTAAACCTTGACTAGCATTCTTAGTAGTAAAGTCATTTACAAGGTTTTTAAGTGCTTGTGGTTTAAGGTTAGGACTAATCATATTTAATTGATCAATCGTTTCTTTTACAAGCTTGCCAGAGGTTTGACCTGTAGTTGAGTCGGTAAACAGTGAGTCAAACTTGCCAACATTTTCCATGTCAAACTTTTTAATCTGTCTTGCAAACTCTGTAAAGTTTACATCTGTTAAACCATCTTTTGTTGCACTTTGAAAAGCATCTGCAAAAAGTCTTTGTTTTAGTTGTGCTTTTAGTGCATTCTCTGTAGTTATAAATTTACCTGCATCATCTGTACTTGCTTTACCAATTCTCTGAAGATAAAGATCATATTCACGTAATGCTTCAAAAACATTATCAAGCTGTGTTTTAGTTCCTTTGAGTATTGCATCTGAATAAACTCTGTCTGCGTTAATAGATCCTTTCTTTGCATTGGATATAAGTTTTTCCATTTGCAAAGTATCAAAAGGTTGCATCCTTTCAAAATGTAGTTTATTTGCGTCTCTAAGGTCTGATACGGCTCTTTTAATTAAAATGTCGTCTTCAGGTCTAAGTCTTAGACCATCTCTTGCTAGGGCTTCTTTAATTAGCTTTGTGCCGTCTCTTTCTAGTTCCGTAAGTATACTGTCACCGTTATTAAGACTTCTACCATTTACCATATTGTAGTCATCAAGTGTTCTCATAACATCTGTCAGCAATTTTCTTTCATGAGATGTGCCAATTACTTCTGTAGTAAAGTCTCTGATATTACTAATATCGTTTCTAATTTCTTGTAGGCTTATTCCAGGTCCATCACCGTCTATTGCTTTTTGAGCTCTAGCTGCCATGTTTTTTAAGATGCCATCTAATTGCTCTACTACACCACCAGATATTTCTTGACCTGGTTGTTTTAACTTCCAAAAGTTACCGCTTTGTTTGTAAGATGCTACAAGATCTTCTGCGACTCTTACGTGCTTGAGAATTACGTTATTTATAGCCTTGTTAATAATTCTTGCTTTTGTTTGATCTGTTTCATTTTTAAGAGGTCCTACTATTGGGTTGCCTCTACCATCAATATCTATTTTATTAGGGCTAGCAATATCTAAGAATTTTTTATCTACAGCTCTATATCTTTCACCACTCTCTCTTGTGACTGCACCTCTAGCCGCAGACAAAGTATCTTTAAGAGTTTCACCAAAAGATTGTCTTGATGGTACTGTGCCATAGTTACTAACTTCTAATATATCTTCACCTATATCACCTAGTAGTTTTTTAAGTGTATTTGTTACATCAGCTTCTTGTAATCTTAATTTTTGTAGAGCTGCGTTTACTTGTTCATCTAATCCTGTTTTGGAGGATTGTGATATATAAGAGTTAAGTGCTTCTCTTTCATTTTTAATACCGGACAGAATATTATCTAATTCAGCTCTTAATACAGCTGCGTTTGCTTTATCTCTGTTATTACCAAGCACTTGTTCTGAGAACTGTTGGTATCTACCTGGTAGCATTCTTTCTAGTGTTTGTTGTGATGGTATAGCACCTCTAGAGTACCTGTAATCAAATCTTTTTACTTTGCCATCTTTAATTGCTTTCTTAATTTCTCTTTCAGTCGCTTCTCTTCCTAAGCTTTCATCTAATTTTTTAACATCGTCCCAGCTCCTGTTTTTAGTTAGCTGATATACAATCCTTTGATTTTCAATAGGTGCACGTTTACCCAAAAACATTCTATATATTTTTGCTGGTATTTCACCTAGGACACCTTGACCAACTGATCCTATAATAAATTCTTCTTTTAACAAGTCTTCTATTTCATCGGCATCTTGGAGCTGAAATCCCTCTTGTGCATCAAGATATTCTTCAGTAGCTTTACCACCAGCAGAACCAACTCCAGCTGCAAGAGTATTAGCTAATGGTTTTCTACCACCTAATAAAGATGTTAAAACTTTTAAAACTCTTGTTTGAGGCATGAATGCAGCTATAGTTCCTATAACAGGTCCAGCAATGCCTGATAAATCTGCTAAATCTCCTGTTGCTAGGTTAAAATCTTTTTCGTCTATAACTGTGTTTAAGTTAATCAAAGACCCATCTTGTAATCGCCTTTGTTGTACAGGTTGACCTAATAACTCCAAACCATAGGGAGTAAGTGCTAGTTGCCCTTTAGTATTTCTTACATAACCTTGAGGACCCACGGCATTATCCATGATGTCTTCTTGTTCAATAGGAGACTTGGTGCTTTGTATCTTTTCTAACAGATCATTGAGTATCTTGTTTTCTTCTTGCTCTGTTTCAGCTCTACCTAGTTTTTGTCTTAGCTCTTTTACATTTACACCGGTCTCATAGTCAAAGAAAAGCTCATCATAGAATGGAGATACAGTACCTTTAGCTATTTCTGCTGATGTTTTTTTTCTAGCTTCGTCTTCGTTTGCTGCATCTACTATGTGTGCAACACCTGGAGCTATATTGACTCTAAATCTTGGCATATTATGTACCTGGTGCTTTGTAATCTATAGTAGTAATTCCTGTATCTACTGAAGACCCTAAATATGACATAGGATCAGTTAATTTTGTTAAATCAATGCTAAGTATTTGATCTATTAAAGACTGTCTTGAGCTGACAAGAGGGGATGTGGCTCCTGTTCTACCAAAATATGAAAGATTTTTAATTATCTGCCCTTGATCAGCTTCCATACTATTAAGCACTGTAGTTCGAGTTCTTCTTAATTTATCTTTTATGACTGATGGATCTGTAAATATTGTTAAGTTACCAAATATATCAGCAACTATTTGTCTGTCTAAATTAGAAATAGTTTTACCTGATTCACCTAAAACTTCTCTTACGCTAGCTTGTGTAAGAACTTCTAAGGTTGCATTTATTCTAGATCTTGCGGACAAATCTTTCCAATCACCAGTTGACATACCAGCAGCGGCAGCTAATTTATCCATACTTTCTTGCAACCAACCTGTTGCACCGTAAGCGTTTGGATCTTCTAAATCTTTAAATACGTCATCTAAATCTTTAAGCGTTCTCTCACTTTTTTGGAAATTTGTTAAATTGCTAATTAAATTATCTTCTGCTTCCCCTAAAGATTTAGCTTCTTTGTAATCCATACCTTCGCTTGCTTTAAGATTTGCTTCTATTTCTAATAACCTTTTTTGATTTGCAAATTTCTTCTCTTCTTGTTCTTTGAGTAACTCTCTTGCAGTTCTTTCTTCTGCTGCTTTTGCAGCTCCAGTAGCAAGTCCTTCACCCATTTGTCCAGTAGCAACAAGCTGCCCACCAACATTTCTAATAAAATCTAAGAATCTATCAGAACCAAATAACCCAGTAGTTTCTTTTGGTACTACAGGTATTCTGGCTGTATTTCTTGTTTCTTCATCTTTTTCTGTGACTGTGGTATCTACTTTGATTAGGCCTGGTTTTTCTATTTCAAAAGTACCATCAAACTTAGCTTGTGTATCTGCTATGGTATCAGCCTCTGTCCTATCTATGTCTATCTTCATTTCTGCTGGTAATATTTCTTTTATAGCTTGAGTTATTTCATCATCTTGCTCTAATCTACCTTCTGGTAATAGGTTTCCAAACTCATCTCTACCTATTAAGGATTTTTCATATTCCATTCTTCTAGCCTCAAGATCAAAACCACCAACTGTTCCTGGTGCATAAGCTTGTCCTAGTGTTTCACTTTCTGTTTTAGGTACAAGAACAGGATCAGGCAATAAGTCTTCATCTGTTGGTATTTCGTCTACAGGTATAGGATCTACTGAAGCAACTTCAGGTTCTGGTGCTTCTATTTCTTCTATCTCATCAGAAAAATCTTGTATGTTGTCACCTCTTATTATGGATTCTAATTCTTCTTGTGATCTACCACCTCTCAACGCAGTCATTGCAAATCCAGATTTACCTTCTCCAAAAAAAGGTGAATCGTATTTTGACACAGACGATAACCTTGGATCTCCTTCAATAGCTTCTTTTGAAAATGTAAGATTAGTTAATCCACTTAAAACTGGACCATAAAAACCTCTAGCAACTCTTTTATAATCTTGTAAGCCTGATTTAAAACTACCTGTTTTTTGCCCTAAATTTAATGCATCAATAAAAGGAACGCTTTTTCTTGAAGCTTCATTATCTAATATTGCTTTAAGTTCTGGAGAAAATACTATAAGACCTCCATCAGCACTATTTTTTAANGCAAATAATTCATTGTCGGGTAAGCCTTGTATTGTTTGAGCAAATTGATTTACGTCAAAANTTTGTGTTCTACCATCGCTATAAGTAACTGAACCTCCAGCTTGAAACATTTTACGATTTAAAAAGTTCATTATCCTTGTCCCTGCCTTGGAGCCAAAGCACCATAAGCACTAAATGCAGCACCAAGTCCTGCGGCTGATGGATCTGTTGGTAATCCGTATTGTGAACCAATCTGNGTNCTACCTTGTTGATAACCTGGTAACATNGAACCTATTTGACCTAAGACACCTAATGGTCTTTCTTGTTGTCGTAACATTTGCTGGTATATTCTTGATAAGCCAGTCTCAGCAATGCCTCTGCCAACACCACCAAATCCAGCTAGCTCGCCTCTTTGACCAGCTCTAAGCCCTTCTTGAGTTGAACCTATACCACCTATTTGACTACCATATCCAGCTAGTTGTTGACCTAATTGTGATGCAGCACTTCCTCTGCCTACACCAATACCCATAAGCCCTTGTGCACCGGTTCTCTTAGCTGCTTGTTGTCTAGCAAACTCACTCATACCTGTGCTTTGTGCTTCACTAAATCCTCTTTGTCTGATAGCACCTAATGCTTGTGCTAGGCCTTCTCCTAGAGCTTCTCTACGTTCTTCTGCACCTAACCTAGCTCTACTGCCACCAAAGGCACCAGAACTAATCTCACGGGCTCTAGAAGCTATATCTTGCTTCTCACCTGCTTCCATAACATCTTGAACAGTTTTGTCTACTACTGCTTGTTCAAACGGATTGTAGAACTGCTGTGTCATGCTTGGATCATAAGCACCCATAGTATCTTTATATATCTCTTCAGCTTGTGTGTAATAAGGATCTTGTAGTTCTTCAGCACGTCTTGATTGTGCAATAGCTTGTTCTACTAAGTCTCTGTTTTGTTGTAAGAATGGTTCAAAGCCACCAAGACCAGCTACTGCTTGTTGTCTTGCTAGTAGCTCTAATGGTGTTAAACCTGCTGTTTGCTGTAATGGTACGTCTTGACCAATAAGATTAGCACCAGCTTGTTGTAGCTGTTGATAAAATCCTGGTTGGTCTGCTGTACCAAAGTATAAAGCTCTTACTAACGGATCAGTAAGATTTTCTTGTGATGTTTGACCAAGTAATACAGGATCCAATGCTCCCACAGGCATAGGTTGGGGTTGAACCTCACTATCCGCTGCAGACGGTGTAGGAGCAGTGGTAACTGGGTCTTGACCTGGTAAGGCCTGTCCTCCACCAAAAGCAGGTGAAGAAGTAGTCACTTGACCAAAATCTGTATCTCTTGTTTCTATGTTCATGTTAGTTCTAGGATCTGGTAATCCACCTCCAGGTCCACCGATTGACATGAAATCATCACGCTTTGGTGGTAATTGTGGAGGACGCATAATATTAAAAGCAGGTTGTGAACCAAAGTTAGGATCTGGTGGTGTATCAGATCGTAAATCTTCATTAATTGGTACAATATCACGATAAAATCTATTAGAGTCATTAGTCATATATCCAGGATCTCCTGGTTGTAATGCGTAATTATCTGCAAATCTAACAGTAGTTCCTCTAGGACCTGTTTCTAACCTCATGTTGTCTGGTAGGTTATTAGGATCTACCATATTACCGTACGGATCTCTAACTAATCCTCCGCCAATACCTCCGATTGACATAGGTGGTTCGGGTCTTCTTATAGGTAATCTTTCCATAGGCTCTATTGGTTGTGGTTGAGGTAAAGTATAATCGTTTTCAAGTGGTGATGGCTCTGGTTGAGCCGGTGTTTGTAATTCACTCAACCTTTCCTCTAGTTCTTGTAATCTGTTTTGTAAACCACTTGGATCAAACGCAGGTATGTTTCTGCTCTCTAATGCAGTTAATCTTTTTTGTAAATTGCTTGGATCAAAAGGGTTTGAAGGTTGTGGTATATCTATACCAGCCCTGACATCTTCTATAAGCTTCTGTCTATCAAATGCAGGCGGTTTAGGTAATTCACTTCTTATATCACGTAATAAAGACTCTTTATCAAACTCAGGTATCTTGATACCACCTCTAATATCTTCTATAAGTTTTTCTCTATCAAAAGAAGGAGGCTTTGGAATGTCAATACCGCTTCTTATATCTTTGATTAGAGCATCTCTGTCAAACACAGGAGGCTTTGGAGATACATCTATGCTTCCTCGCATTTTATCTAAAATCTCTTTTTCAAAAGCTTCTTTGTCAAAAACTGGTATATCTTCTTTTCTTGCAAATCCACTTAAATCAGGAGCTTTATACTCAGGCATTTGTATACCTTCTCTAGCTATAGATAAAAAGTCTTCTCTGAAGTCTTTAGGATCAAATCTAGGTAGATCACCAGCAGTTAAAAACTTGCTTGTATCTATTTGTGGTAAATCTTCTAATCGTGCAAAACCAGATAAGTCTGGAGCTTTGTATTCAGGTATATTGAGGTTGTCTAATCTATCTCTTAAACCAGCAATGCCAGACTGTAAGTTAGACGGATCAAAAGTTGGTATCTCTCTTCCCTCTAATGCTTTTAATCTATTTTGTAATGACGTGTCATCAAATGTAGGTATTTCTCTACCTTCTAAAGACGCAAGTCTTTCTCTCAAAGCTGAATCATCAAATTGTGGAATGTTGCCTAATAAGTTTCTATTAGCTTCAATTTGAGATTGTAAATTACTAGGATCAAACGTAGGCATTTCTCTGCCTTCAAGAGCTGATAATCTATCCCTTATTACAGAATCATCATAACGAGATATGTTTCCTATATCTCTATTTAATTGATCAAACCCAGTTGTATATCTGTCCTCAATGGCACCAATTCTATTTTGCAATGCTCTGTCATCATACTGAGGTATGTTAGATATACGATCACTTAGGCCAGCAATACCAGATTGTAATTCTGACGGATCAAACTGAGGTATGTTGCTTAATAATTGTTTATTAGCCTGTATTTGCTCTTGTAAACCACTTGGGTCGAACTGAGGTATATTACTAAGCAAATCTTTGTTAGCTTGTATTTGTGATTGTAATCCGCTTGGGTCGAACTGAGAAAACCCAGAAATTTTGTCTTGCAAACCACTAATCTGAGATTGTAAATTACTTGGGTCAAAACTTGGTATGTTAGATAATAAATTTTTGTTTGCATCTATTTGTGCTTGAAGACCTGATGGATCAAAGGCTTGACCACCACCAACACCACCTATAGATAATTGATCTTTGCCTGTTTGTTTTACTGGCATATAGCCTACTGGAGTCAATCTCATTAACTGACCATTAATGATTTTTGTATCTCCGTATTGCATTAGGCTTGCCCTATCTTATTAAACTGCTCAAAAGTTTTCATAAGTTTATCCATGTTCTGAGCACCTTTTTGTCTGTCTGGTTTACCATTTGGTATAAGTTCAATTCCAGTTTCTGTTTTTGTTACTTTGAATCCACCCAAACCATTGTTTGCAGCAGATGTCATAACAAACTCACCATCGCTTAACATAGCAGGTATATCGTCACTTGTGCCTGTTCCAGGACCAATGCTAGGACCACCACCACGCATATCTAACTCGTTAGCCATAAACCCACCTGTAGCCTTAGGTTCTCTTAATCCTTTCAAAACACTACGCATTGATTCGTTAGCTTTGTTTTGTCTAATTTGTGCATTATTTAAACCAACAAAACCTCCAGCTAGTTCTTTGCTTATAGAGTTTAACTCTTGTAAAACGGCCATCCTGCCGCCTTCTTTTTTTATATTATCTTCGTTCTTGCTGTTTAAAATAAATGTTAAATATTCTTTTCTATCTTCTAATGCTTCTTTTATTGGAGGTCCAGACATCAAACCCACTCTTAAATCCTCCGGTGGTCTGCTAACAACTTGAGTAATTTCCATAGGACCACCTGTAGCTGCTTGTTTTCTAATGCCTAAGTCAAAGCCTGTAAACGTAGGAGCTGGCATTAAGTCTGGTCTAATAGACTGTCTAATATCTTTCATGCCACCTTCTCTATCTTTGTAAGAACTTTTTACAGCACTGCCATAAAGTCCTGCTAACAAAGCTATGTTTGGGTCTATTCCACCAAACCCTCCGCCCATGCCTCCGAGCATACCGCCTATGCCACCTTGTCCTTGTTGTCCCCCAAACAATCCACCCCTAACAGGATCTGATGGTTTTCCTTTTAAAAAGTCCTCTATTAAACCAATTCTACTTTGCCCAGGAGTGCCGCCACCCATAATACGGTCAAAAAAACCACCGCCTTGTGATTGACTTACAAAATTACCAGCGTTGTCCATGAGCCCTGCATCTCTTAATTCTTGTATGCTAAAACTTGATCCAGGTATACCAACTTCTTGATACATTCCTGTAGGCATACCACTAGCGTCTAATATAGGTTCAAATTGTGGCGTTTGTTGACCAAATATACCGCCACCAAATAGACCAGATTTTGTTGTAAGGGCAGGCATAATTCCACCGAAACCACCTGCTGTACCACCTGCTATAGATGAAATGCCAGGTATGTTAAGACCAGCAAGACCACTTGCTGCACTAGAAGCTAAGCCACCTATACCGCTTGCAACACCTCCTATTCCAGGGACTTTGCTTAAACCACTAACTACTTTTCCACCAATTCCTCCAAGAACTCCACCTAAAGCTGTACCAACTCCAGGTATAAATGCAGCAACTGGAGCTACTTTTTTAACTACTTTACCAATAGACTTAAATGTTTTCTTTAGCCAACCAAACTCAGCCATACCCGTAATAGGGTTGATAGACATACCATCACCAACAGTATATTCGTTAGGATCAAGCCCTACTGCCATCATTTCTTTTTTGATTATTTCTTGTGTTTGTGGAGAGATAACTGGTGGGACTACCATTTCTCCTGGTGCTACGTGGGCAAGCATAGTGTCCTCTCCTCTTCCTAAACCTGCTATACCTTTACCTGAGTTGTCTATTCTATTCATGCTCAAATCATTCCTCATTACATTTTAACCAAAATACCAATAAGTATCTATCTCCTGATTCTACTGCAAGTCCCCTATGCATATGAGTAAAACTCGGAAAAATTAGAGCGTGGCCTGTAGGTAATGGCTCAACTGTACCACGTTTTAAAAATTCAGTTCCGCCACCTTTGTACTTTCCAGTATTCAAAGGAACTACCATACTAATATCAGCACTGACATCATGATGCCAAGCACCTTGTTTTTTATCCTTTAAATTATAGTTGGCTATTTGTATTGCACCTGTATCTACGTGCCTATTCCAAATATTCAAAAATATAGGATTACCTATAGTATATATCGTTTGCATCAAAGATTGGTAGATTTGTGGGCAATTATCTTGAAAAGTTATTTCTGGTATTTGCCGTAAATCATCCTCTTCTGGGTTGGGTTTAAAACCATAATGTGCTTCTAAATTCTTCATTTCGTCTAATAATATCTCGCAAAACTTCTCTGAAAAGAAAGGAACGGTATACACATCTTTTAGTGGTTCTTGTATGATTTTGTCTAATTTTGTCTTTTGCCTATTGACAGTGCCACTTTGTTCATAAAAATCTACGATTGGCTTGATAGAGTCCTTTACAGCATCAAATGTATCTTTTTGTATATACCAGTCACTAGGATAGGCTAGTAGAATGTTTTTTAATTCGTATCCAAGCTGTTCTGCTGTATTTATCATAAAGTAATAGTTGTACTGCCTGCTATATTGATAGTAACCTTGCCAACACTTGATGTCATTTCAAAACCTTGCGATAGCGTTCTTTCGCCAATATCTAACCATTTGTTACCAGTATAAACTTGTAAAACGCCTACAGTAGTATTCCAAATGATACTACCATCATTAAACTTCAACGTATTTTTTTCAGGATCGCTTATTTGTCTTACGTTATCTAGATCTACTGCACCAAGATTAATTTCAAGTATTCTTACTAATCTATTAAATAAATCAGAAGTTACTTGCTCAGATGCTATAGGTAACTGTGTTTGTAAGAGTTTGCTCATCTTCTTCCATCTGGTTTTATATCAATACGAGTAGCACCAAGTCTCCAACCAATGCTGAGATTACCATCATCTGTTGCATCATCATTAGACTCAAATCTAAGTGCTATCTGTCTTGATCTGCTTCTTACATAAGCTTGTTGGGTGCTTGCACTTATTGCACTTGTACTATTAGTAGTAAGAGAGTCACCAGGGAAGTTTCTAGTTTTTAAAACTATATTTACATTACCTTGATTATCATCTTGTATAAATTTGTAATCAGGTATGATTCTTTTGATAAAGCTAAACTGTTCACCATCTCCAATATCCATATCAGAGCTTTCAATAAAAACATTAGTCATAGGAGAACCATCAGCATTAAAGCCTTTTTCTTGTTGGTATAAGTAACCGCCTGTTACAGATCTTGGATAATTTACAATACCTGCGTCTAGCCATGCTGTTCTTGATAGTTGACCATAAAACCAAACTTGCTCTACATAGTTATAGATCACATACCTGTCTATCTCATCAGAACTTGATGAGCAGTAGAACCAACCCACTTCACTTTTATCTTTTATAGTAAATGCGTTTATCTTGAATGATTGTGTAAGGTTTATATCACCAAAAACATAATTATGCACTGAACATGGCAAAGTTTGCACGCTACCATTGTATGCATAAAAGTTGTTATAACTCATCCAATAAACACCACTAGGTGTAGTTATGGTTGCTTTTGGACCCACTAATCCAGTACCTTCATTTATTAGGTTTACACCAAAAGTGAAAGGCGGTCCTATAAACTGCATACTATATAAAGCTGTGTCAGTCCAAACTAATATTTCTTGTCTTGCTTTTACACCACCAATAATAGAAGAACCAGAGGAAAGTCTTAAAGATCCTGCTGTATTAGTAGATAATGGCTCAAAATCTAAATCATTTTCTTGATCGCTAAATGCAATAAGCATAGGATCAATCGCACCGGTTCTTGCTGAACCAGATATAGGATCAGCTCCTAAAACAATTAAGTGTCTATCTTTTTCTGAAGTAATTACTTGTAAGCCTTTAGTTGGTACTAAATTTGCACCTGAAATACCTGAAAGCTCTACAGCCCTTGTTGATAAACCATTGTTTTCAGTCCATTTAAAAATACCTGCGTTTCTTTGGTTTATTATTAAATCTTCTCCAAAGTTATCGTGTGTCCACAATCTAAGCTGGTTAGTGTCACTTAGAGCTGCAGTGCTACCAAAAGCACCTTCTCCCCAGCCGTTCACACCCCAGCCTGTACTAGGAATATAAACATCTAGACCTACATTAACTTGATAAGTACCTACTACAGAAGATCCTCCATTACCAGTGTCTGAAGAGTTAGCTGTCACAGTAGTGCCAGAGGTATCTTTAGCTTCTATGGTGTAGCTATTTACATTAACTATGGTTGCAATTTGGTATTCTTGATTTAAAACATCTGCTGTAATATTGCCACCTAAACTAACAGCACCTGAAAAAGTAACAAAATCATTTTTTACAGCTCCATGTGCTGTGTCTGAAACAGTTATTGTAGCGTCACCATTTGACGCAGAGAATGTAACATCACCTGCTGCTGTAGTAGATCTGATAGGGGTAACATCATTAAATGTACCACCAGACTCAATATAATATTTCCAAGTTGTGCCTAATCCTAAGAACTTTGTGCTTTCTAACGAAATCCAAGGATGTAAAGCTCTTGTTGTTCCTAAGTAAGTGTTGCTAGTAAGTTTTTCCCAACCACCAAATTTCTCTGGTCTGCCTTTACGAAAACGTACTAAATTACAGTCAAACCAACCGCCTTCGTTATCGTAAGCTGTTCCTTCTCTATTTATACCTGGTCTAAATGTAAGCTTCTGCAAAGGCATGGTTATACCTCATGCCATTCTTTGTTTTCAAATAACAAAGATTCTGCTTCTCTTCTCCTTATTAAACCCTGCAAAACTTTTCCACCAGCTTTGTTCCACCTTTTAATTTGTGCAGGGACACCTTCATAATCTTTTGCATTAAGAACTTTGAGTAAAGTAGATGCTTTTAAATTTGCAGGTCCAAGGTTAAATACCCAAGAAACAAGTGCATCAAACTGATTTTGTTCTAGGTCTACTTCTACTAAATCATTAACATAGCCTTCATACTCTTCCATTTCGTGCAAAAGTAAATTATCAGCTTCTTCTTGTGTGATTGTGTCACCTTCTTTTACACCCTTAGTAGAACCATATCCTATAGTCCATACTCCTGCCGCACATTTGTAAGCTTCTAGCTCACAGCCCTCAAATTTTTTAATTAAAGCTAAACCTTCTTGTGATATATTCATATTACTGCTCCTCTGTGGTTGTAGTAACCTTTTTATAATAGACAACAACTTCTTTAAGTTCATTTATATACCTTTTTAATTCCTGCATATTATACGCCATAAGCTCATAATCGGGCACAGACATAGCTAAGAATACCACTTGACCGTGTTCTTTCTCAACTCTTGTTAAAAATTCATCTAGATTTTTGTCTGAAACGACATACCAATAAGGATCTTTTAGATCTATCTCTCTTGGCATTATGGGTTGCACAATGGTTCTTTCTAGTGGCTTTGCTGTTACTTCTATCTGTTTAGTTGGTAGCAGACTGCAACTGCAAGCCATTATCAAGACTGTCGATATTACGGCTGTCTTCTTCAATACTATCGAATACATCTTTAGTTCCTTTATTTACCCTTGGTTCTATTAAACCAGGTTTAGCTGCGGCTAATTTAGTTAAATTATGTCTTTTAAATATGTCAAGGTATCTTGACATCTCTTGTTCTATTTTTTGATTTTTACTTTGTAATTCTAAAAGACTTGTTGTTTGTAGTTGAAAATCGTTTTGTAAACTTTGTATTGCTTCTTCTTGTGTAGCTACAGCACCTTCTAATGCCATGTTATTAGCTGTAAGTGTTTTATTTTGGTTATATAAATAAAAAGTTATAAGAGACATAACTAAGATTATGCCGATTAAAACTTTGCTCATACGAATCTAGATAAGACTACAGATAGCAGAATAAATGGATATACAGCCCATATCATGTTTTCAAGCTTATCAAAGCGTTTTGAACCATCATCTAACCTTTTTTCTATATTAGCGTATCTAATACTGCACTCTCTTTCATGTGCTTCGATTTTTGTTATTGCTTCCTTAGTTGTTGTCATGATCCTGCTTATGTTTTGTATATATTTTTAAAGGTTTTGTTTTGCCTTTTACCTTTATAGATTCTAGCACTTCTAGTTTATAACCACAAAACTTTTCTGTTTCCTCTCCTATCAGCAAATCAACTCCTCTTTCTTTAGTGGCTGATTCTAATCTTGCAGCAACATTGACAGGATCACCTATTGCAGAATAGTCAAATCTAGTATCACTACCCATATTACCAACTATTGCAGTTCCTGTATTTATACCAACTCCTATAGCTACAGATGGCAAACCTTCAGCCTCTAACTCATCACTAACTTGTTTTACATTATTAATAAGCTCAAGAGCACATTCATAAGCTATTTGTTCATGGTGTAACATATCTATAGGTGCATTAAATATGTACATACCAGCGTCTCCAATAAATTTATCAATACAACCATTATATTTTTGTACTGCTTTTACTTGAGCTGTAAGAACTCTATTCATAATGTAAGTAACTTCTTCTGGCTCAACTGATTCACTAAGTGCAGTAAAACCACGCAAATCTGTAAACATAAAAGTGCATCTTCTTTTCTCGCCACCTAGTTTTAATAAACCAGGATTGTTTTGTAATTGTTTAACTTGTCTTGGATCTAAATAATGTTCAAACTGTTTTTTAATTTGTTGTCGCAATTTGTACTGTTTTCTATAGTTTATGTAGAAAGCAATAGCTCCAGTAATGAATTGTGAGATAAAAGTCCATGAAAAATCTATTAAATAGCCCTTTTGAACACTAAAAGCTCCTGTAAAGGCCGTAGTAAAGAGCAAAATAACAGCAAGACTTACGCCCTTGGTTATACCAAGATAATTGATTACAAGCCACGTCAACGACACAAAAATTCCAAAAATTAATATTTCCAACGCAAGAGCAAAATCTGGCACAAATGGAGAGTTTTCTATCAATATTGACTCAGATAATGCAGCTTGAATTTTATGCGGTTCTAATAATCCAGTTGGTGTTGCAAGTTGAGGCATGACACCTGGAGCAGTTACACCAACAAATACGAATTTACCAGCAACATCCATCTCTTTTAATGTTGTTTGTGGTGTGTCTACCCAACTAATCCATTTACGACCAAGACTATCTGTTTTAACAGGTGGTATTCCTCTTACAGCTATTTCTTGTATGCCAACATCATTTGTAGTGATAATGTAAGTTCTAGCTCCTGTAAGAGTTTTTAATACTTCTGTTCCAAATGAGCTTACATAACCGTCAGGTGTTTTAAGTAATAATGGTATTCTTCTAACTAAGTTATCTATATCAACCGGTGCACTAGCAATACCTTGGTTTGCTTTTGCTTGTAATATATCTATATTCTGTATAACACCAGGTGTAGGCATACCACCAACATCATTGCCTTTTATAACAGTGCCAGTGGTTTTAGGNTACTCACCATTAGCATTTTCAAACATAGCNAAGACAGAAGGTGCATAACNTAAAGTAGTAGCAAACACCTCATCACCACCCATNCGATCTGCTTGTGGAAATCCTATNACCCAACCAACGCCTATAGCACCCTTATTTATAAGATCTACCTGTATTTGTGCAAGTGTTCTTCTAGGNAATGGCCAACCTNCATTTTTTTCTACATCTTNTTCAGTAATGTTTAGAATAACNAAATTACCAGATGGANCAGGTGTTGTTACTAAAGCATCAAATACCTTTAACTTTAATATTTCTGTAGGCTTTGACTGATATAACAAAGGCAACACTAGTATTATAAGTATGATGAATAGTAATCGTTTCATTAATCACTCTGAGTGATAGTAATAATACTGTCACTGCCTCCATTTATTTTGATAACATTTGATATGCCATCTTGTATTAATATAACAGTATAAGAGTCACTACCATTTAGATCTACTCTAACACTCTCATTTACCTGTCTTCGCAAACTTATTACATTGCCTGTAATTAAGGCTGTTATCTGAGTTTCAGGATCCTTTCCTAAAGATGTACCAGATATTTGAGTGCTTGTAGCTTGTGCTAATACATCTTCTTCTTTTGCAATAGCCAATGCATCTAGTACATTTAACAAGTCCTCTAAGTAGTTTACATCGAGATAATTTATATCTAATTCTGTAAACTCTAAATCTTCTTCTTTTAAAAAATCCTCAGCTAAATAGTCAACATCCAAGTCATTAAAATCTAATACACTATCTGTTTGAGTATTGGTTGTTTCTTCTTCTGTAATAGTCTCTTCTTTTGGCGGTGTAACAATAAGCATATTGTCTATAAGATCTAGCGTAAGATCTAAGATAACAGGTTTAGTGGGTGCAGACTCAAAGACGCTAACAGTAGTAGCTTGATAAGGTTTATTAAGAATTACAGTTCCCATAGCAGTAACTACNTCTATTTCTCCACTAGATAAACCNTAAGGATCCGGTAAGAGTATGATNAAGCTACGACCAAGCTCATCTACTGTAGCTGTAAAGTCTGTACCTCTNATTGCTATATTTGCTGTTGGTGTTTTTAATTGTATATTTTGTTTATCTATTCGGTTTAGATTACCAGTAATAAATCTAGCCGTACCCAAACCAAAGGTGATAGCCATTTTAGATTTGCTTGGGTCTGGATCATAAATATATTCATCAATTAGTAGTTGTGAATGTTCAGTAAGCTTTACAACAGAATCATCTAGAAAAGTAATGGCCATCCTACCATCTTTAGTAATAGCTTCATCGTTGCTTTGTATAGCAAACTTTAAATTAGCATCATAAGATTTATCACGAACAATCTGTGCATTGCCGTTTAGCTCAGATATATCTCCAATATTAGCAGCTTGTGCTTGTACCTTGGTCGTTTTGAATGACGCAAACAGTAGAAGCAGAAGTGCCAGAAACTGATATGATTTTAAGCC